GTTCCGTATTCTCAAAGAACATCTGCATGGCGACTTCGGCCTTCTGCGCTTGCGTTGCCGAGCTCCATGTAAAGTCCAGCCCCTTGGCCACGGCGTATGCCTGGATGCTGGTCGCGTTCATGGCGACGCCAAGGTTATCCATCATGGTGAAGTTGCCCTTAGCTGCGCCGGTAACCGCTTCCAATGCAGCGGAAGTATCAATGCCCATGACGGACGCCATGTCCGCCGCGCGCTGCATGGCCTTTTCGGTCAATTCCAAACTCGTTTGCTGATCGACGCCGACGCCCTGAAACAGCGCGCCCATCTTATTGGCGGTGGCAAGATACTCGCTCTGCGAAACGCCGAGATTTTTATATGCGTCTTCACCGGTCTTCTGAATGGAAGCGGCGTATTCCCCGAACACGGCCTCCGCGCCGCCGAGATTCTGCTCCAACTCCCCGAACTGTTCTACGACCGCTTTGCCGAGCTTATATGCCACAGTGCCGGCCGCCACCAGAACGGAACCCATGGCAGCGCCGACGCCCTTGAGCACGCTGCCGAGTTTCTCAAAACGATCCTTCGCACGATCGGACTGGTCCGCGGCGTCCTCAACCTCGTCGCCAAATCCGTCCGCCTGTTTCTCCGCGTCCTGGAATTCGTCGCCGACGTCGTCTATTGCTTTCTCGTTATCCTTGAGCTCGCGCTCCATATTGTTGAGCTCGGCTTCTGCATTATTCAGTTGCACGGCCCACTGCTGCGTCCTGCGGTCGTTTTCACCGAACGATTCCGCCGCATTTTCCAGCGCGCGCCGCAACAGCTCGATCTTTTCCTTCTGTTCCGAGATCTGACGGTTCAGCACTTCGTTACGCGACGTGAGTGCGGACACGCTGCGGTCCTGCTTGTCGAACCGGGATTCGACGAGCTTCATCTCGGAGCCGAGCACTTTGAACTGCTGGTTGATATTTTTCAATGCGGCCTTGAACTCACGTTCGCCTTCTACGCCGATCTTCAGGCCAAAATCGTCCGCCATGTACTCGCCTCCGTTTCAAAAAAGTGCGCAAAAAAAGAACGGCCCGTAGGTCGTTCCTGATCTAATTACTTGTTGTCAGATCTCAATTGCGTGAAGAATTTGAAGCGCTTGCTTATATTTTTCCACCCGTGCCAAATCTTCAGGTGTTACGCGCTCCAATCTGGTTAGATCTGAGTTGTGCTTTAAATCTTCTATCTTCACCGCTCTGGCAATTGGATCGGTGCGAATTCCTTGCACATACTCCAAATATGGGATCGATTCATCATGGCATAATAATTTCAACGCAGTAATCTGTCGATTCTTTATACCGCATTGCCGTAAATCATTTTCAGTCAAGTCAGTATCTTCCATTACATCGTGCAGCAGCGCAACGACACATTCATCTTCTGTATTCATCTGCTCAGCAACATGCAGTGGATGAGTGATATATGGCAACCCGCCTTTATCATACTGACCCCTGTGTGCGTCAAATGCAATTTGGATTGCGATTTTTACCAATGGTGTGTAGATCATTTCTCTTAACCCTGTCCATCAATAATAAAACTCATTTGGTTAACATGATCAATATAGCACGTTTGCCTTTGCTTAGCAATTTCAATAGCCAATCCTGAAATATTCTAGATACTGTTTGAATTTATCCTGCGCGGCAACGCACGTATCTCGTAAATACCCGCGTTCACTTGGCCATTCCCGTAGGCCACGATAATAGAACAGTTTCAATTCGTCGTCTATGATAAATGGAACGATGTCGTTCTTCAGGCACTCTTTGAACAGAATCAACCGGCCGACACGACCGTTTCCATCCTGAAACGGATGGATCGACTCGAATCGGTAATGAAAATCCAGAATGTCATCCAATGTTTTGATTTTTACTGCGTTATAATCTTGAATCAGTTTCTGCATCTGCGGCGCAACGTCCTCCGGCGCAGCAGTTTCCTTGCCGCCGACTTCATTGGGCAGACGTTTATACGCGCCAACTGCAAACCAGTCCTTTCGCGCATCGCTGGTGCCGCTTTTCAGTAGCAGATGCAATTGCTTAATGAGCTTCTCGCTCAGCGTCGCGTTTGCCTGATCTATGATCAGATCGATACATCTGAAATGGTTGGAGGTTTCGACAATATCGTCGACGTTGACGGAGCCGCTGTCCATGCCGATGGTGTTCGTTTCAAAGATGAATCGTGTCTGATCATGGGTCAGCCGGCTTCCCTCGATGTGATTTGAGTTATATGTAAGCTCAATCTGCACCTTATGGTAGATGCCGCCCGAAGCCCTCGCCGCTTTTTCCACTTTCAGAAACTCCAGCAGCGTGACCGGTTCTTCCCGATGCTTGTTGATACGGTCCGGCCGTTGCGCCGTTTCGGGAATGTTCCATGTTTTCCCAGTCAGAAAGGCTTCCGGTATTCTCCCGTTTGCGCAATAATTACGCACGGTCCGTTCCGCTACGCCCCAGCGCTTTGCTGTTTCCGCTACAGACAGGTATTTCATAGCGCTTGCCTCCTATGTGCTACGCCTATCATACCATATTATCGGCAAGAATTAAATCACAATATCCAACTATTGTTGTTGTTTTTGCCGTTATCGGCATATTGACCGTAGCACAGATTATATCCCCGCGGTTATGATCTCATCGATCGCATATTCCTCCTTCGCTTTCGCCATTCCATGGAACTGCTTGTAGATCTCCCACTGGTCGAGCAGCGCGCCAAGCGGCATGAGCCAGACTTCGCGCTCCGCCCGGCCCAGCAGGGTTACGCCGTAAAAGAGCAACCGGGCGAACGTTTCTTCATCGCTCACCCGGCCGACGCGTTTTTTTCCGGCTGCGGCTCGCTTTCCACATAGCGTTTCGTGCCCCGTAACATCGAATCCATGATCGCGTCCTTGTATTCGGCAAGATCCGTCGGCGTGGTCAGAAGTTCGATCTCTTCTTCCGTCAGCGGCTCCCGCTTATCCTCCGGATGCTGGAAATTGTGGATCAGGATGCTCTGATTCGCCAGCAGTGCGATCAGCCAGATCAGTTCGTCCAGCGCCAGCTCAAAGTTCTCCGTCTTCATGAGTTTGTCGCCGAGATTCGCCAATCCGCCATAGCGCTTGGCAATCTCCTTTGTGGCCCGGGTCGTGAGAATCAGTTGATACTCTTTTCCCGCTATCGTAATAGAAGCGGCGCGTTCGTTATCCATAGATTCCCTCCGTTATTCCGCAGCCGCAAAGGTCGGCTCGTACACTTCCGTATACCACCCGGTGATCGTCGCCGGCAGCACGCCCGTGTCGTCTTCGTTGACTTCCGCCTTCCAGGGATGTTTGCCTTGCCCGTCGATCTTGTTCCGGCGGTAGAGTGTTCCCTCAATCTTTGGCGTGTTAAACGTGATGCTGTCGCCCTTGGTCGCAAGGTTCGTCGCCGGGATGCCGAACAGCACCCGGTAAAGCCAGAAGAATCGGTACTTTCCGTTGCTCTTTTGGGCGCGGAAACCGATCGCCACCGGCGACGCCATCCCTTCGCTCTGTGAGATCACCACGCCGTTGTCGTCAAGTACAGCACCGACTAGATCGCCGGCCGCAGATGCTCCGATGTCGTTGATCCCGAGTGTCAGCTTTCCGGTTTTGAATTCCTTCACAACCTCCGCTTCCGCATCGTCGGCATACAGCGACGCTTCGTTGATTTCAACCTCCAGATCGGCGGAGATCGCCTTCGCCAGCTTAGTCGGTGTACCGTACGTTTCATCTCCGTTGGCGTCTTCCGTGATCTTGGCATAATAGAGCCCGTCGAGGCCAATCGTAGCCATTCAGATTTCCTCCTGTTCATATTCTTTCGCCACATCGATGGCGTAATGGTAATAACCGGCATCGTCCTCGTGTTCGATATACCGGCGGTCCGTAATTGTAAAGCCGGTGGTCAGCAGCATCCGAACGAGCAGATCTTTCTTATCGATGTAACTGCCCTTCATATACAGCGACAACCGCGCTTCCTCGATGTTCATGCCGGGCGCGTTGTCCGAAAACAGATCGAACCGCTCCGAAACCGGCGTCACCACGACATACTCGTCCGGCGCGGTCCCGGAGAAAACGCCGGTCTCCACAGGAAGGCCGGCGTTCTTCACAATCGTATTCAATTCCTGCAGCATGCTCATTTCAGTCCCAGCTCCTCTTTCAGCGCCGTTTGCATCGCCTCAATGCAGGGCTTCCGGCTCGATCGCCGCGTCGGTTTCAGAATCGGCTTTGGCGGCTGGCCGTGCTTCCCGTATTCGAGGATATTCGCAAGCTTTGCGTTGCTGACCTCGCGATCCTCCGAAAAGCCAACCTTCACGTCATAGTTACCCTCATCGTTCAGCTTGACGGGTGACACGCCCAGCGCCGCCA